GTTGTATCAATGTCTAATCCTGTGATATAGGCTGCCATCCTAGGAACGGTAGGAAGTTTATTTTCTGAATTTTCACGTATAATATTGGCAACCTGTCTCGTTAAGTCTCCATACATTACTGGCACAGATTGCTGATCCCCATTACCAGCCTCATACTTGAAGCCTATGAAGATTCTCATAAACTGTGTAACGTATCTTCTAATCTGTCCGTCGTAGAAAAAATCCATTATTTTTTAAATCCGTGTGTAAATGCTTTTTCATCGCCCTTGGCTGCTGCTGCACGGCGCTGCTTAATCTTTAGTGCAATAGGTTCCTCTTCCTTTTCGGGTGGGCGCCTTTTAACAGTGTGTTTCTTACTGCTTGTTCTTGCAAAGCCTAGTATTTCATCTATACGCATTATTCATCCGCCTTTGGTTTAAGTGCCTTGGATAGGCTCTGTCTTTCCTTAACAACCTTACCGTCAATAATCTGTTGGTTGGTGTTGTTAATAAACGAAGTTTTCTGTGTTTCTCTTTCCACCTTGCCAGCAAAGTCTGCACCTGGAGCCGTGTCGCTGGTTCCAAGATTTGTAATATTTGTTCTCACATCATCCTCCACCTTGCTCCATCTGCCCTTAGCAAAACGGAACAGTCTTGTTGGTTTGTAATCAGTTCTAAGATGGAACTGTCCTTCCGATGGTCCCATAGGAAATGCTATGCCCTGTGTAAATGGAGCACCATTTGGTGGTACACCATCACCAAGCAAGTATCCCTTGTAACCATTGGCTTCGGCAGTCTGGAACATCACGTCAGCGGTAACAGTGTCTATGGTTGCATCGTCTAGGGTAGTATCAGCAGTAACCAATTCCGTCTTGCCAGTTTCATCTCTCTGAAGAGTATATAATTTTGTCGTATCATAACCGCTCTGTGGAGTATCCGCTTCTGCTTGATCCTCAACAGCCTTGGTAATCTGCATTTCCTTCTCATAGGTACTCATAATGTCCTTGAGAGTGTCTGCAAGTTTGTAATAGGTTGTATCCGGTGGTGCAATACCCGTGACTTCCTGAGTAACGGTATACTTCTCACCATTGGGTGCTGTAACAGTATCACCCGGATAGTACGTTGAATCTGGATTCCAATTTCCTTTAAAGTTGTCCGAATCTGCAATCTGATCCAGAATGTCCTTGAACTCCTGTGAATCTACCAGTGGTTTACATTTTGCTCTGTATAGGTGTGGATACCATGTTACACTAAACCCTTCAGCAGCACGATTTACGTCTTCCACAACATAGAATCTTTTTAGTGCATAATTCAAATCGTTAAGTGCATATTCGTCCTTGAGGTGTGGTAATTCTATTACATCACCTGGAATTATCTTTCTACCAAGTTTTTCAACTGTATCTGTAATATGGAATGTGATGAATATTGTATCATTCTGTAGGAAAAGTCCGAACTGGCTAAGATTAAAATCAATATCCTGCACATTATACACGCCACGCATGACATACACATCAGGATCATATTTTCTGTCCCTATTTTCCAGGAATAGCATGTCCTGTATGTTTGTGGGGCTTAGAGTATCATATTTAGGCTGCGATGGCGATCCTACTGTATCTGCTGTTGCTTCGGCACCCAAATACTTGTGCATAAGCACGTCGGTGCCACCAACTTGGAACATCTCCCAGGCAGTCTTGTCTATGAACTTGTAATCATTGCCCTTTTCCGGGCGGTATAAACTGAGTCTTGGCATAGTATATGTATTTACCGTTTTCTGCGCAAGGCATAAATAGTAATATGAGCCAAATTGATACAGCAAAACAGGAAGTATTCGACTACGTTAGACTCATGCTAGGTGATGGCATGATTGACGTGGAACTTGACCCGGAACACTACGAAACAGCACTCAAGAGAGCATTGGGTGTATTTAGACAGCGTTCGGACAACTCCGTGGAAGAGAGTTACATAACTCTAAGCCTGGAAGAAAATCAGAACGAATACATATTACCAAAAGAAATTCAGCAGGTAAGACAGATTTATAGACGAAGCGTTGGCTCAAGAACAGGCAGCGGTACGGGCGGTACAGTATTTGAACCATTCAACTTAGCATACACGAATACATACCTACTAAGTTCAACCAACATGGGCGGACTAGCAACATATGAACTATTTGCACAGTATCAGGAACTAGTCGGAAAGATGTTTGGATCATTCATCAACTTTACTTGGAATCCACAGAGCAAGAAACTAATTATTATGCAACGTCCAAGAGGCACGGAAGAAGTTTTATTATGGGCATACAATGATAAGCCTGACTTTGTAATACTGGAAGATGTATATTCAGGACAGTGGATCAAGGATTATACGCTGGCAAACTGTAAGGTAATGCTAGGACAGGCAAGAGAAAAATTTGCATCTATCGCAGGACCACAGGGCGGAACAGCACTTAACGGTGCAAGCATTAAGCAGGAAGGCTTTAACGATATTGAACGCCTAACCATGGAACTTGGAACACAGGTTGCAGGCGGACACGGATATAGTTGGATAATAGGATAATGAGAATATCGGAACTAGTTACAGCGGAAGAACACGACCAAATTTTTAATGAAGTCGCTAAAATGGTTTGGGGTAGAACTTCGCCTAGTGCAAGAGGCGGCAAAACAAAATTACGTTTTAGATGCTCAGTAGGTCCAAGGAAGGGCAGACAGGTAAGCCATCCTTCAAAATGCGTTCAGCAATATCAAGTAGGCAAGGCACAAAAGATGAAAACTACTCGTGCAAGAACTGCACCAACACAGGCTCGCAGACAACAGCGTACCAAATCAATCAATACAGCAAGTGTTTTGGCAAGAAAACTCAACACTGGCAAGCCAGGACAGCCAAAACCATTCTATTAAACACTTGACATTTAATCTAAAGACGCTATAATATAACTTTATAGGAGAGTTATATGATTATAGGCGTTTGCGGATTCATCGGTTGTGGCAAGGATACTGTTGCCGATTACTTGGTAAATTTCCACGAATTCCGCAGAGAAAGTTTCGCAGATTCTCTAAAGGATTCTGTTGCGGCAGTATTTGGTTGGGATCGAACCATGCTGGAAGGTAGGACAAAAGAATCAAGAGAGTGGCGCGAACAGGTAGATCCTTGGTGGGCAGAGAGACTTAACATGCCTACCCTAACTCCCCGTTGGGTTCTACAATATTGGGGCACTGAAGTATGCCGTAAAACCTTCCATGATGATATTTGGATTGCCAGCATAGAAAACAAACTTAGACAGAGCAAGGATAACATTGTAATAAGCGATGTGCGTTTTCCAAACGAAATCAAGGCAATCAAGAATCTAGGCGGTAAGATTATATGGGTTACACGCGGAGAACTACCCGAATGGTATGATGACGCTGTTAAGGCTGTTTCCGGCTCAAATTATCATCTTAATGAAATGAAAAGACGCCAAATTCATAGCTCTGAATGGGCGTGGGTAGATACTAAATTTGATAATGTAATTGCAAATGATAACACTATAGACGATTTATATAATACAGTTAAATCAATAATCAGCAACTAAATCACCTTGCTTCCAGCGTATTCCTTCCTTGGCTAAAACAGTCCTACAATTGGCACACACTGTCTTTAGATTAGAATGTCTACAATTATCCAAGTTTTCATCAACATGGAATACTCTGAATACTTCTTCGTGTTGTGATTTAAAACCGCACTTATCACACTGCTTTTTAATTCTATATCCTGCACGATACCATCTAGGAACACCGTGATGCAAACCATGTGCAGAACAGGCTTCACATAGGCTCCTGTAGTAGGTCTTGCCATTCTTCTTATAGTTTACTGCTCGCGGTCTTAAACCGCATTTACATAACGGTCTCATGCATGTATTTACACCTTTTCTATCCCTTTATTAATAATGCCTTAAAGCACCATTTTTTGATTATTCCGCTAAATACAATATAACAATGCATTACGTAATGAATTGAATTATTACCAGGAGATAACAGCATGGCACTAACATCACCCGGCGTAGAAGTTACGGTAATAGATGAGAGTTTTTATACCCCGGCTGAACCGGGAACGACTCCGCTAATTGTCGTTGCAACGGCCCAAGACAAAACTAATGCCGCAGGCACTGGGGTTGCTTCAGCAACTACGGCGGCGAATGCAGGAAATGCATTTAAAGTGACAAGTCAAAAAGAATTAGTAGATCTTTTTGGAGTTCCAAACTTCGAAAAGACAGCGAGCAATACACCTATTCATGGTTCAGAATTGAACGAATATGGGCTATTAGCAGCATACAGTTTACTAGGTGTTTCGAACGCAGCATTCGTAACTAGAGCGGACGTAGACTTAAATCAGTTACAAAGTTCAGCAGAGGCTCCGGGAGCGAATCCTCCAGACGGAACATGGTGGATTAATACTGGATCTACATCTTGGGGAATCCAAGAATGGAATTCAGCAGCAATCAGCACAACAGGCGGACAGAAATTTGCAGCAAAAACACCTATCGTTTTAACAGACGATGATGCAGCAAAGATTTCAAACAACGCACCACTAGGATCAGTAGGATCAATTGGTGACTATGCAGTTGTTTTTGAAACAGTAGGAACAGCATCAACAGGAACATTTTCATTTGCTAATGAAGTGGCAAGAATGTATCTTAAATCTGCTGGAAATACAGCATCAGGTGTTGCAGCAGGCGATTGGGTACTTGTTGGTTCTCAGGAATGGAGAGCAAGTATTCCAACAGTAATTACAGCACAATTAACAGGTGCAAAAATTACAGCAGCAGCAGGTAATTTTACACTTAACGGAACGTTAGTTACAATAGGTGCTAGTGATACCGTTGACGATATTGTAAACAACATTAACGGATTGAGCATTGCAGGAACAACTGCTAAGAATGTAAGTGATAGAATTTACATCTATACAGATGGAACTTCAAACACCAACGCAAATACAGTTGTTATTGTTGCAGGAACTGCTGATTTAGATGAATTAGAAATTTCAGCAGCGACTTATAAAGGCCCTGAACTGTATCAAAATCCACACACACTAGTTCCACAATGGAAAGGTACTCCAGGAACTGATGCAAATGCAAGACCTACAGGATCTGTTTGGATCAAGACTACAGAACCTAACAACGGTTCAAGATGGAGAGCAAGCAAGTGGGATTCAGCAACAACTAGTTGGGTTTCAGCAGAGGCTCCACTTTATGCAAGCGGACATTCAGCAATTTATTCGCTGGATAGAAGCGGTGCAGGCGCTAACATTCCAGTGGATGATTTATTTGTACAAACAAATGCATTTGAACACAGCATGTATGACGATTCACCGGCAACAGCGGTGTTCCGTGTATGGCGCAGAGCAAATGTAGGTGCAACAACAGTTACTTCAGCAGTAGTTGCTAGCCAATTAACAGCAGATGACTACCAGTTCGAGATTGCAGAATCAATCCAAGGACAGGAAGCATTGAACTCAGCAGTAAGCATTACGTTTGCAAGTTCGGGTTCGAGTTCAGATGCTAACACAATGGCAGCGGCTATTAACGCAGCAGGTTTAACAAATATCGAAGCGGGTGTTACAGCAAATAATGAAATTACTATTTCACACAAACTAGGCGGTGAGTTTAGATTGCGTGATGTGGGTAGAGATGCAATTGGTGCACTATTTACACCATACAATATTGACACAGCAGAAGGAACTGCAAACTTCTACAACTTGTCAGATGCTTCGTTAACAGGCGGACAGAGTCAATTAGCACCAGGTGCTGATGATTCAACTGCTGAAAATAGATATCTTGCTTCAAACTGGCAGCCACTAGCATCAAATGATTTTTATGCAAGTGCTGACAATCCAGAAGCAGAACCAGCAGATGGACAACTTTGGTACAACCCAGAGTTTTCAGATGTTGATATCATGATACATGATGGAACAACATGGGTTGGTTACAGAAGTGCAACAAGTCCTTACACTGAAGCAGTCAGCGACAGGGCAGGATACACACCAATAGTTGCTGCTTCTAATCCATACATTGCTGGTACAACTGTTGATGGCGATCTTTGGATTTCAACAGCAGATATTGAAAACTATCCAACAATTTACAAGTATGACAGCAACCAATCAGGACCTGCTTCGGAAAGATGGGTATTAGTTGATAAGACTGATCAAACATCAGAAGACGGTGTACTGTTTGCAGATGCACGTTATGGCGCAACTGGTGCTACTGGTAATACAGCAGCAACCATTAAGGACCTAGCGAAGGTAGACTACCTAGATCCAGATGCTCCAGATCCTGCACTATATCCACAAGGAATGCTGTTATGGAATCTACGTAGAAGTGGTGGTAACGTTAAGCGTTACGCTAACAACTATATTGATATCACAGCAGACAACCAACGCTTCAATAACGATGAAGCAATGACAGACTACGCAACTGATCGTTGGGTTACTGAATCAGGTAACAACGAAGACGGTTCAGGATCTTTTGGAAGAAAGGCACAGCGTAAGGTTGTTGTTCAAAGAATGAAGAGTGCGGTTGACACTAGCAGCCAAATTAGAGATGAAGAGCGTAGAAACTTCAACATAATTGCTGCTCCTGGATATCCAGAACTAATGAGCAACCTTGTTAATCTTAACATTGACAGAGGCTTAACAGCATTTGTTATTGGTGATACACCACTAAGACTAGCAGCGGATGCAACAACATTAACAAACTGGGGTTCGAATGCTAACCTAGTTACTGATAACGGCGACGATGGCTTGGTAACATATGATGAATACCTAGGAACGTTTTATCCAAACGGATTCACAACTGACCTAGGCGGATCAAACGCAGTGGTTCCAGCATCACACATGATGATGAGAACTATTGCACTAAGCGATCAGGTATCGTTCCCATGGTTTGCTCCGGCAGGAACACGACGTGGTGGAATTTCAAATGCAACAGCAGTAGGATACATTGATGCTGCAACAGGAGAATTCCAAACAGTGGCCCTGAATGAAGGACAAAGAGATACGTTGTATGATCTAAAGATTAATCCAGTAACATTCTTTAATGGTGTTGGATTGGTCAACTACGGTCAGAAGACTCGTGCAAGAAATGCTTCTGCACTGGACAGAATCAACGTAGCACGTTTGGTAGTATACATGCGCAGCCAGTTACAGAAGTTGGCTCGTCCGTATATCTTTGAACCAAATGATAAGATTACTAGAGATGAGATTAAACAGGCAGTTGAAAGTTTACTTCTTGAACTAGTGGGTCTAAGAGCAATTTACGATTTCGCAGTAGTTTGTGATGAAACAAACAATACTCCGGCTAGAATCGATCGTAACGAACTGTATGTAGACATTGCGATTGAACCAGTTAAGGCTATTGAGTTCATATACATTCCGTTGCGTGTCAAGAACACAGGGGAGATATAAGACATGCCTATTACATCATTAAATAACTTTTCAGTACC